AGCTTCGCCACGAGTTAAGAAGATGGATGTTGAAGGGCGTTGGAAGCCATTGTATGATAAGATCGCTTTGGCTCAACCATGGATGGTTGAAATTTTCGATAATGCAATGGACACAGCACCAGAATTGGCTGAGTTGACAGATGAAGAGGTTGAGCAACGAATTGCTGAAGCGTTGAAATCACCGCATGTGCGGAAATATCTTTTGGCTGAAGGGGCGTATTCTGGTGCACCTGGTAAAGTGAAGCCAATCGCTGCAAGAACATTGCGCGTAGAGGGGTCTATTGATTCGAATGCCCTTACAATTGCGCATGATCGCATGGCAGGTGCACTGGTACGAATGGTCACTCCGTATATAGCTACCGTTGGAACTGCGATTTTTGGGCGCGTTATGTTGTTACCGTTGCACGTGTTTTTCAAAAGTGATGGAACACGTATTGACGAAGGAACGCCGATGACATTGCAATGGAATGACTTGGATTATCCGATGTTTTTTGAGTCGGATATGATGGTGCAGATTGCGAAGGATGCAGCGTGTTATCAGTGTCCTGTTTCCGTACCACTTGGAAAAGACCAAACGCACCTGTTTATTAATGATTTGGATTTGGATTTTTCGAAGAAGTTTGCAGGTATGCTCTTGACTCTAACACCGAAGAATATACCATTATTGCAAAATTTGGAAAGCAATATTACTGCAACAACCGAACGATATTTTGGGATCTATGATCGAACAATTTCGATTTTTGCTCCACAGATAAGTGATGCTCGTGCATATGACCCGGATACCACTGTGGTTTTTGAGAAAGGAGCTGCTTGGCAATACCGCACACAAACACGTGCTGGTATGTGTGGATCACCTGTTATTGCTTTGGATAAATCAATGATGCGAAAGGTTATTGGAATACATATTTTAGGTGGATCTGATGGTACGTCAGTTGCCTTGCCAGTCACACAAGAGATGATTAACGCTGCGAAGATAAAATTTGGCGTTAATTTGGCAACAGTGCCAATCAGCCATATTAAAGATCGTGACTTTAAGGGAACAGCTTTGCAGGTTCAAGGGCACTTTACACCAATTGGCAAACAGTTGCCACCGACATATGTTAACGAGACAACCAAAATAAGACCATCTATGCTACATGGAAAAATCATGCCAGTGAAAACAGGACCGGCGGTGTTATCGCAATATGATCCGCGGAATATTTTTGGAAAAGATCCGATGGAGACTGGTATAAATAAATATGGCGATCCAGCGCCAAGCGTCGATATGAGGGCGTTGCGCAGAGTGAGAGATCACGTTGCTGGTATGTTTGCGCAATTTAAC